TTCACTACTGTTTTGTAAAGAGAGCCGGTTACGTTCCCATATTTACCACCAAAGAACAACTCTTCACGAGCACCGGAGAAGTTGTAAATCTCATCGGTCAAGTTCTTTAGTCCTTCGGCTGACGCATCAGTTAAGTTATTGGTATTTTCGATAGCCTCACCCAACTTGTTTTGGTTATATTCTCTCATCTCGTCGGTAAAAACAAGTTCATTCATAGAGCGAATATAGGTGGTTATGGCATCGTCATTAAAGTATTCCTCGGCCCAACCCAACTGTTCTTGGCTTAACTTATAACCGGACTCCATAGCCGCAAAAAGAGTGCCTAAGTTGGTTGTCATATTTTCTCCAAGAGACATTGCGCTGGTGCCATACCAGTCCTTTTCATTTGACATAGTGGCACCGTATATGCTATCAAATAACTCCTCTCCAGCCGCTTGAGCGTCTTTTCTAACTCCTAAATCCTGTTCAACGAATGACTTTAGACCAAACCCTTTATCTCCTAAGCGGCTAAAAGCATCTCTTTTTGTTTGGGAGAACAGGTCTTTGTTTAGGACAGTTTGTTGATAATCATTAGTGTCAACAAGAACCCCTAAGTATGTGAGGGCATTGTCAATTTGAGTATTTTGGTTTTCAGTGAACTTACCCTGTGCGTCTTGTAATGCTTTCATAGCCTTTTCTATGGAGCCGCTATTTTCCAGCATCTCCTTAGTCGTCATATTATCAAGACCAATTGTTTCAGCGAGGGTTTCATCGTGCAATAATGTTTTTTCGGGCGAGATTGATTCTATAACTCCCTCCATTGACAGCATCGCTTCGTTTAAATCCTCTATGTTGTCTCTTGTCCTTTCGCCGTCTTTGTAAATCATATGTATGCCCTTTCCAAGCGCCGCCAAAGGTAAGAGCATTGCAGTGAGCGAAAGCGTCGTAACCACAATGGATGCTCTTAATGCCCCAATATGCTTAGTGAGCCACTTGATTGAATCCCCCGCTTTATTGCCAGTAATAGCCGCCATTGTTTGTTGAGTAGAAAGAACGCCGAGTTGGATTGCGGCGGCGGTGGCTTGTTTCCCAGCCATAACGATATTCCCAGTCATAAATGCCATAGACATAGCGGCACCACCGGCACCACCAATCATTCCACTAAGCAACCCAATACTGTTTTGCATAGCGAACCCAAATTGACGCATAGCCATTGTTTTGTCTTCTTGAAACTTCAATTGTTCTTTGCCTTCTTTTTGAACAAACCTTGAATGTTCGGCATTTAATTCCGCTTCTTCGGTATGGAGGGCCGCTGTCAAAGCGATAAGTGCCTCTTTATGTCTCGCCTCGTCTTTTAACTCTTGATTGACTTTATCAATCAGCGGTGCCAACTTCTCTTTCAGTATAGCATCGTCTATTTCAAGAGGCATTAGTTCGCTAAAGTTCTGTTGCAGTCTCTTTGTTACTGCGGATTGAGCATTTTTCACACTTGTTACTCTCCGTGTTGACCGAACTAAGTCAACCTGTGCCAACTCAAGTGTTGTCATTGCTCGCTCTGCTTGAATGAACTCGCCCTGCACTTGAGTTATTGACTTTTTCATTAGACCGAACTCAAATTGACTGTTGGCTGATATTTGGCCTGTTTCTTTTAGTTGGTCGTTAAATGTTCTCATGGCATCTATATCAGCCGTGAAACCGAATATGTCTTCTGTGCCCTTGTAGTCTTTTAACACTTCCTTCATTGATTGACCTATCAAGTCTCCTTGACCGCCTCTCTTCAATGCCTTATTTAATGCTTTTCGAGAACCGTCGGCCACATTCTCCATTCTCGCCATAACTAAGGAACTCTCTCTTGGGGATAATGTAACGCCGCTTTCTACAAACGGGGGGAATCCGTGGTGGTCCCCTGCTCTTGGGTCGTTCATGTAGCCGCCACCAGTAGCGCGGAACCTTAGTTCATTATCAGCCTTTAGCGTTTGAAGTAGTGTGTGTTCCTCTCTCAACAAAGCATGCCTATCCTCGATAGCCAATACTTCGCCTTCTGTTAAGTTCTGTGCTACTTCAAGGTCAGCGAGATATTGTCGCATCATAGCGTCTTGAGTTGCTGTCTTTTCACTGTATAGATTGGTTACAGTCTCCAACATATCACTCTCAAAAGACTGCTCATATGTCAGTCGAGCGAACCTTCTTTCAGCAATCCCTGCTTGGGCGTTATCCTCAACTGTCTGTAATTTTTTAGCCGCACTTAACTTTCTTTGTAGACCAAAGTGCTTTTCTAATGCGATATTATATTCATCTTCGAGCACGGCCATTCTTTGCATATTTTCTTCTTGGGATTTTAACTCGTAATTGATTATTTGCTCTGCCAATCTCCTTTCTTGAGAGTGCATGTTTATTTTCTGCTGAATGTATTGAACACCGGATAAAAGGTCCCGCTGTGTTGCAGTTGCTCGTTGACCATACGCAAGGTAATTTGCTTGTTTGCTGTGCAGGTGTTCGTTGGCGACGAGGATTCCGTTTAGTTGTCGTTGAACCGACGTGAACATTTCAAATCCAATACCGAGAGACTGGGTAGCCAAACCTATTTTGATAAAGCCGCCCATGACCTCCATAGTTCCTTTTAATTTACCGAGGCTTTTACCAAGCCCTCCTAATGAATCACTCAAAACCTCGGTTACACGGAGATAGTCATTTTGGACTTCGACCTGCCCACGCATAAACGGGGTCAACCCTTCTCCAATTTTAGCACGCAGGTTTTCATTCTCTATCTGTGCTTTCTTTAACAAGTTGACTTCTTCGGACAACGCTTTATTCGCCTGTCCCAATGCCGAGTCAAAACCCTTAGCCCCATCCTCGGCTAATTGCATTGTTCGCTCGTAGTTCTCCATCAACTTGATGAAACGGACATAGTGCCGGTTGCCAGCAATTGTCTGTGCGATATTCTGTTTTTGAGCACCGGTAAAATTAGCCCAACCTTTATCACTAAGTTCAGTGAGGATGCCCTGCATATTTTTCATTTTGTCTTTGTTTTCCATTAACTCGAATCCCATAGCCTCGATTTGACTTCGAGCACCGGATATATCACCACCAAGACGAGCATACATCATACGCAGGGCACGACCAGCAGTTCCTTGTTCCTCACCTGCTTCGAGTAGAGTTGCGGATGCCGCCGCCATGAACTCGAATGAATCACCGACCAACTCACCCTGTGCGGCGAATGTGCCCATGACCCGAACCAAGTCGCCTTCAAGAGCAACCGAGCGGTTCGCAATAGTATTTAGTGCGTCAAGTGCCTTAGCACCCTCTTCGACAAGGATATTCTGTTGTTCTTGTAGGCCAAGTCGTCTAAATTGCTCACGGTTCAGTTCACCAAAGAGCATACCTGTTTGTTGGTGCAGTTGAATAATACCACGCTGTGCTTCTTCGGCGTTAAGGTCGGAGATTTCAGCGAGGGTAAATGCCAACTTCATAAGAGTCGTTACATTCCCCCTACCTACTAAATTAGCGACTTGGGCGGCACGAGAACCTGCGGCCAAAGCCTCAACTCCAGTCTGTGCGAACTCTTGTCCAAGTTGCATGACTTCATCACGCATGGCCTCCATAGCCGGCAGTGTTCCAAAGAACTTCTCGAACTCAACTGCGGCTAAACCGAGAGCCTCTTGTAGAGGTCCGAGTTCGTCGGTAATAGCATTGATACCTTGTGATAAGCCTTCTATTGGCTTGAGGATAGCCTCGAATGTATCGAGGGACACAGCCTTCATAACTGTGTTGATGGAGCGGTAATCCTTAATCAACTTCTCAGCGTTGAACTGAGCAACGATGTTGAAAAAGACTTGGGATGCTCCGATTCGTGTCATGTGTTCACCCCCTCTATTCTTTCGTAGGTATGCCCCGTTGTTTTAATAATGCGATTGCATCACTATCGGATATGGTCTCGCGTTGTTGTCGTCGTTGCTTTCTACGAGCCTCCATAGAAGCACCATCATTAGAGGATGATTGGCTTTCTTGGATTTGCTCATGGATTGTATTTAGACATGCGAGGTCATATTCTAATCGGTTCATCCCTCCCTTCTCGGTGTATTTATCGAGTAAGTCCGAGGGGAGAACGCCTTTGTAAGACGAGCAAAGTGCTGGTGCTACTTTACTCAAGAGTCCAAAGGGACTGCTCCCTCCGGTTCTTCACTGTTTCCACGGACAAAATCGAAAATATCCATGAGGGTATCACGGTCAATGTGGTTAAGGTCTGTCTCATCCATGAGACAAGGGGGAACGAGGTCGCGGATTTGGTCTTCCATAGCCCCACCTGCGCTTTCAAGCGCAACGAGGAACTCCTCTTGTTGTTCTTCGGTCCATTCCAAGTTGTTCGGGCCAAAATGCCGGAACTTTCGGAATGTTTTTGCGAGGATAGTTTCATACTTCAAGCGTTCCATACCGGATGCTTGGCGAACCCATACTTTTTTGCTACCTATTTCAAATTGTTTCTTTAACACTGTCATCTTTCTTCACTTCACTTTTCTTTGCTTTACTTGTCTTTTTCTTAGCAGGTGCCTTTTTCTTCTTTGGCACTGCTTTCTTTTCGACCACTGGTTCTACCACTGGTTCAACTACGGGGAGGATGCCCAACTTAGGCTTTGTTCCTTTTCGTAGTGCGGAGAGTTCTTGTCCTTTAATTGGTTTGTTATTCTTCATTCTTAATCACCTCATTGGTCTTCAAACAAAATAAACGCAGTAACCCTGTTTGGATTCTGTGCGTTTCTTTGGTAGATTATATCGTATAAATTGTCGCCCACAGCGAGATTTGCTCTTAGATATACTTGAACGGCGGCGGCAATAGTTGTTATCTCACCGGATATAGTGTGAGTTGTTAACTTTGATGGGTCATTGACTGGCAACTAAATCACCTCAAACCTCTGAGTATTTGACGCCGGAAGCGAGGGCAGTTGATGCGGCAGTATGGGTCAAAACCATTTGACTCATTACGCCGGATGAAACATCAAGGAGAGCAACAAATGACATTGTAAGAGTAGAGGTATCTCGACCCGAAACATTTGACTGTGGTGCCTCCCATCGGACCTTTTGAATACCAATTTCAAGACTTTGAGTTGCGTTGGTAAAGGTCAATTGAACTGCTGGGTGAGCGATAGCACCGTCAAATATTTTACCACCTGTTGATAGTGCGGTTTCGTAGTCCGGTGTGTTGGTCTCGCCTACTGAATCCTGTGAAGTAGAGAACTCGACTGTTCCTGTAATCTCTCGCATCTGTGGTTGAGGTTGTCGGAGGTATGTTCGGCTACCGATTGAACAAGCCGCATCAGTGTCAAGGTTCGTAGAGAACTCAAGGCTGATTGACTTTACGTTTGCAGAGGTAGATGAAGCGACTCCATCATCGGAGAACTCAACTGTTCCTTCGGCAAAGTGAAATCCGTCAAGTGCGGCACCACCAAAGGTAGGTGCGGCAACAAGAGTGCTTAGTGCGGATTCGGATTTACCGGTAAAGTCAGCGGAGATTGTTGCGTATTCTCCGTGAGATGCGGAGATTGAAAGGCTTTGAAGGCACATACCAGTGTAGGTGTGTTCCTTTTCTTCTCTACCAACTTCGATAGTAAAAGAAGGGAGGATTAAATCAGTCGCCTCTTTCCATGTGTGAGTAAATGAACTTACGACATACCCTGTGCTGTTCAATGTGGTGTTGTCGCCATACAAAGCGTAGAGCAAAAGGCCGAGTGTGTCGTCGGGTTGCATAACAAGGTTAAGTCCACCCTCGGAGTATTCTTTGCCATTGACCGACTTAGCGGCACCATAGCGAGACATGTCAGCACGAGTCATTAAGTCAAATTGGTATGCGATTGATTCGTCATCAACTTCTCCAAAGAGTGCGCCGGTTGCGGTCATTACTGATTTAGTGCCGTAGGAGCGAACCCCAGTAGAGGTAGTGTGTTCGGGGGTAATACTTACATATCGGTTTGCGAAATTAGATGTCATAGAGATTCACCTTAGTAGTGGCTACGAGTGGGTTGTCATTTAAGGGTTTCATCGGTGTAGCATATTTAATCGTCGCATATACGTTATTTCGAGCCGATGAACGCACACCACTTCGTCATCATCCATTTTGGTATCAAAGTTAATTTCATAGTTGGTGAGGCTATCAGTATTACCTTTTAATCCAGTATTGGTATAAAGTTCATCGAAGCAATCACCTGCAATCTCTAAGCCCATGCGATAAGCATTTTTGTAATCTGTTCCTCTTGTCGTAATGAAGAGAAGAACGGTATAATTCTGTTCAATACGAGTTCCCCCAAGACTGGTAAAGTCGGGAGAATCCAACTTACGGAGGATAACATGCACTGATGGCTGAGGTATGCGTGAAATCATTTGAGATGAAATGTCGTAGCCATAGAGAATAGAAGCATCGGCCACTTGATTCTTGAGGTAGAATCGCTTACTATTTTGTAGCAACTCTACAATTGAAAGAGCCATACGCATATGACTATCAGTAACAAATGGGGAGGTTGATATTTCATCGGGGCTGTATGCGCCAAATGTTGAAACATAAACATTGTTCCATAACACAGTGCCGCTATTATTCCCCCACTTGATTGTTTTACTGGACCCACTGGAACCAGTAACTTGTAGGTAATTAACAACACCTGTGTCGTCTTCGATAATCTCTCGGCAATACATAGTGGCTACACCTGCCGACGTGAGTGTCAAGCGAACCATAATAGGGACTGAATCGAATGAATCAGTCTGTGCCAAATCAAGGTCGGTAATAGTCTCTGTGGTAGCACCTACCAACTTCAATGTCTGTAAATCGCCTGTGGCTTGGACCTGTGCCTTATGGGAACCATTGTCAAGTTCCATAAGAACTGTATTGTCAGTAGGTGTGCCCGTGAACTTAAAGCACGCTACCATCGTGTAGTCGTCGGTAGTAGGAGTAACGGCCCAGTATTGACCGCTACCAG